AGCTGGGAAGGTCGTACCAAAAATAGTATTCGAAGGATATACAACAAGTATTCTTCCAATACAAGAGGGGATTAAATTCCAAGAACCTCTCAACATCATGGAAGTAGATTTACAAGTCCAAAACGGAAATTGTGTAACTACTCCTTCTGGGAGCTTAACAGCTACCCAACGCAACATTTCAGTAACTAACAGAGTATCTTACGATGGACTTTGTTTAGATGAACTGAACAGCAAATATTTAGGTATTTCTGCACTATCTGCAGGATCTTACAATGAAACATTTGCTTTAGCAGAAACTTATACAGACATGATCGTTAATCAGATGAAAAAATCTGATGATGCATTCCTTTGGAATTCTACAGACGGTTTAGGATTACTAACTTCTGGCTCAACAGCTGGTGTAGTAGTACCTAACGCTGCAACAGGATCATTTACTTCTGGAACTGCACTAGGTATCTTAGATTCAATGATCGAAAATATCAACACAGAGATTGCTGATAGAGACGATTTAACTATCTGGATGTCTACAGCAAACTTTAGAAAATATGTTACTGCACTTAGATCTGCAAATAACTTTTACTTCGATCCAGGATCGATTACAAACAGAACAGGTATCCTACAAATGGCTTATCCTTTCCAAAATGTAAAAGTAGTAGGTACTTCAGGTATCACAGGCGAAAGAATTGCTCTTATGCCAGATGCTTATGCAGTAGTAGGAACAGACCTAATGTCAGACGAAACTTCATTTCAACTTTGGTATGATGTGAACGCTGACCAACTAAAACATAGATTAAAATCTAAGTTAGGTGTACAGGTAGCTTTTCCTGAGTACATAGTCTCTAACGGACTGTAAATAGAAGCTTATAGAAGGGCGGTTTTAACCGACCGTCCATTCTTTTTTTTTAACCTTAAAAATAAAACGATATGGCTTGTGATGTAACAGCAGGTTTCCAACTAGGATGTAGAGATAACTCTGGTGGGATTAAATCAGTTTATATTTTATCAGGATCAGTAACAACACTTACTGAATCTGGTGATGAAATAACTGATATCTCAGGTGACGGTGTTTTTTATCAATTTGATTTGACTAAGAACACAGGTGACTACACAGAGACTCCTAACCCATCTCTAGAAAACGGAACCGTATTTTATGATCAAACTGTAAACGTGGCATTCCATAAGCTTCAGACGTCAGTCAGAAATCAAGTTAAAGTATTAGCACAAAATCCAGATTTAAAAGTGATTGTTGAAACCAATAATGGTTCAGAATCACCTTACACTGGTAAATTTTTCTACGTAGGAAAAGATAGAGGTGCAACTTTAACAGGAGGAGCAGGTGCTACAGGTACAGCATTTGGAGACGCTAACCAATATGCATTAACTTTTCAAGGATTGGAACCTTTTCCAGCCCAAGAAGTAGTTACTACAGATGGTACGCTAACCGATGCACTTACCGGGATTACAGTTTCTTACTAATACAATAATAATAGAAATCAAGGCAAGGGTTATTAGTATACCGTTGCCTTTTTTCTTATCTTAATGATATGATTAATTTATACTACACTGCTTCTAGTTCAACATTTGTAATGTACCCTGATGAGACACCGTTTTCGGCTAGTCTCAATCCTTATTATAGATTATCATTATCACAAAGTTTAGATAATAGTAATTCTTTAGTTACTTTATCAAGATTAAACACTCGTACTCCTAAAAACGATTCATCTGTTTTAGTTTTTCAGGCATTAACGGGTAGTGGAATACCAACAGCTTCTGGTCAATATCAAGCTGATTTATTATATCAATCAGAACCAGCAAGAGGTAAATGGGGTAATACCAACAGACAGTTTGGATCAATACATGAAGTTTGGTCTAACGTAAAAGCAGGATTTATACCAAGTGAAGCTACTATTATTTCAGAAGATAGAGCATATGTATTTGGTACCAATGAAGAAGATATAACAACAAATACACAAACAGATCAATTAGGTAGTTACACAACTTATAATTCTTAACATGGCAGATATTAATAAAAAATTAAAATTTCAAAGGATACCACCTCCAAATGAAAACAAGTTTTTTGATTGGAGAGAAAGAGGTGAAAAAGATGAATTTATTCGCTTTGGTGAAGATAATTTATTTCCTCAAACAACTATTGAAATTTACAACAAGTCATCTATACATGCAGCAGCAGTTAATGCAATTGTGCAAGGTATAATAGGTAAAGGTTTAACCTCTGATGACGAATCAAATATAAAGAGAGCTAATGCAAGTGCAGAAACTTGGAATGATATCTATGCAAAAGTAGCATTAGATTACAAATTACATGGTAGTTTTGCTTTAGAAGTAATTTGGTCTAGAGATAGACAAACAATCGACGTACATCACGTTGATTTTTCTTACTTAAGAGCAAAAGAAAAAGACCATAGAGGTAGATGTCCAGGATACTATGTTAGTTCTAAATGGGGTAAGATAGGTAGAAGTAGAACAGTACTATCAGAAGATGAAGCATTGTACTTACCTACTTATGATCCATCTAAAAAAGAATCAGAACCTCATCAAATATTTGTACACAAAAATTATAGACCAGGACAGATGTATTATCCTCTTCCTGATTATGTAGGTGCATATAGAGTAATAGAGTTAGATACAGAGATAGATAACTTTCATACAGTAAACATTAAGAATGGTTTAGCACCATCTTTATCAATAACTACTTTCATAAACGGATCAGACGATCAGTTAAGAGACATAGAAGCTCAATTAAATGCAAACTATGCAGGTAGTGAAAATGCTGGTAGCTTAATGTATATTGACGTAGATAGTCCAGAAAATGCTCCACAAATTGTACCAATACCACAAAATGGGGCGGATGGTTATTACGTCGCAATTAATGATATGGTAGTACAAAAGATCTTAACTGCACATAGAATTACTTCTCCTATGATATTAGGAATAAAAACTGAAGGACAATTAGGTGGCAGATCAGAAGTAGTAGATGCTTATTTATTATTTCAAAATAATGTGATTGTACCTTACCAACAAGACATCTTATCTTCTTTAGAAGGTCTTTTACATATAAACTATCCAGATTGTGTATTAGGAGTAGAGCAAAAGAAACTTTACGATGATGGTACAGAAGAAGAAGAAATAATAACTGATACCGATACTACAGCTCAAGAAGAGTCAGATATCGAGCAACCAGAAAATTTAGCATAAAATGACAAATACATTACTTATTTCGGAAGCAAAAGTAAGACAATTTACCGACATTAATAATAATGTTGATAGTGAGCTTATAAAAAATAATATTAGAACTGCTCAAGACTATTACTTACAGTCAGTAATTGGTACAAACCTTTATAATAAACTGATGAGTGATGTAGTCAATAATACTTTAACCGGATATTATGAGACGTTACTAAATAGCTACGTACAAGATATGTTATTATACGCTACGTACTATGAAACATTAGAATCAATCTATTTAAGACCTCGTAACAATGGTTTACTTAAACCAAATGGTGGTGAAAATAGTGATCCAGCTGATAAAGATCTTTATTTAATGAAAAGACAATCAGTAGAAAATAAAATGACGTACTATAATGAAAGGTTAACCAATTATATCATTGAAGAGGAAGTTAATTTTCCTGAATTAAGTACAGCAGATAAATTATACGAACAAAACCCAGACTACTCAAACAAGTACAGAAATCCATTTGTATTAGACAAAAGTTCTTATGCAAGATGGGCACAAAAGTTTGGTATTAGGTTATATGACTCCAGATATAAATCATACCCACAATAAATAACTCATGGCAACATCATTCGAAAATCAATATATAGATGAATCATATCAGAAGGTGGTTCAGATTTCTGGTAGTCTTTTAGCAGACGGTACTGGGAGTGTAATTACTAATTTAGATCTGACTGCAAGTAATGCAGTTTCAGCATCTTATGCAGTATCAGCTTCTGTAGAAATAACTAAAGAAATATCTTCTTCATATGCAGACAATGCAGGTACAGCAATAAGTGCTTCTTTTGCAGCAACAGCATCATTACTATTAGGTAGTATAGCAAGTGCATCATTTGCAACATCAGCTTCTTCTGCAGCATATGCAGTTAAGTCAACATATATTAAAGCAGGAGATGGAGATACTACTACTCAAAAGTTACCTGTATTCTTTTTAGAAGGTTCAGGAGTACCAACTGGGTATGCAAATGCCAATTATAACCCTAATGTAACCAGTAGCTTATTTAGATATCAGAGAAGCACCAATACTTTATTTGTAGATGTTTTATCTGGTTCAGCTACTTCAGCAGTATCAGCAAGTCATTCAGAAATAGCAGATTTAGCTCATACAGCAACTCAAGCTACAACAGCTACATCAGCTTCACATGCACTACAGGCAGATAATGCTTTAACAGCTACTAGTGCAACAACAGCAACAACTGCTAGTAATGCCAATTATGCAACTTCAGCATCTAGAGCAATATCAGCAGCATCAGCAGATACGGCAACATCAGCTACAACAGCTACTTCAGCATCCCACGCAGTACAAGCTGACTCAGCATTATCAGCAGGCTCATCTACTACAGCAACATCTGCATCTCATGCAGTTCAAGCTGATAGTTCATTAACAGCCAATAGTGCAACAACAGCTACAAGTTCATCACATGCTGTACAAGCAGATAGTTCTTTAGCTGCAAACACAGCTATTTCAGCATCTCATGCACAAACAGTAAATGCATCAGGCATAACAGGTAGTGTTGCAAATGCAATATCATCTTCTCACGCAGTACAAGCTAATAGTTCTTTAACAGCTAATAGTGCAACGACATCTACTTCTGCAAGTCATGCAGTTAGATCAGATGTAGCAGATGGATTAGCTACAACAGCTAGAATTAATATAGCAGACATTACAGCAAGTAATGCATCATTTACTTCAGCTTCAATAGGATACTTACGCACAACAACAGGTTCAGCTACCATTATAGGAGATGAATATATAATTTTAAATGCTGATTCACCAACACAAAGGTATGCAGGTATTAAAGTATACGATAGTGGTTCAGGTTTAACTGGTTCGTTTGAATGGGATTCATTGGATGATAATTGGATGCAAGTAGCAACAAATGGAACATCAGCAGGATTCTTAACAGGTATATCTGGTAGTAAAGGTTCAGAAGCTTATCCAGCTAACAATACAATAGTTAAAGGAACAGGTAACCATACAGTAAAAGATAGTAGCATTGTTGATGACGGAACAAAAGTAAGTACTACTTTACCAATATCAGCATCAGCAGGAGTAACAGCATCGTTACACGGTAATGCAGACACAGCTACTTTAGCTACTAATGCAACAAATGCAACATCAGCATCACATGCTGTACAAGCAGACAATGCAACTACTGCTTCTTATGCTACAAATGCAGATAATTGGAATGGAATCTTTACAGGTTCAGCTTCAATGACAGGTTCATTAACAGTAAATGGCGACACTTTACTTAGCTATAAAACAGCACCAAACTTTGCTCGTAAAGACATAGTAACATTCCCTTCATTTACTAAATCAGCTTCACCAGGTAATGGACAAACATTTGCCCTTAATGGATTTAGTTACTTTAATATACCAGTAGCAGGAGCAGTTAATAATGTAT